GGAATGGTATCGTGCGCGAATGGGGGTTTTATTTCGGACTTTATATTGAAATCAAAAAAGATGGCACCAAATTAAAACGCGATAAAGACGCTAAAAAGCTCTTGAAAGGTGAGGTTAAAATCCGCAAAAAGGGAGATTGGTGGGACAAACATATCGAAGAACAGGCTGAAATGCTCGAAAAACTGCGTGCGAGGGGTTATAGAGCCGAATTTGGGGTTGGGTTTGATGGGTGCAAGAAAATAATCGATAACTATTTACGTAATTAAATAAAAATCTTGCGAGGAGGTAAAGTGGCAAGAAATTATCAAATATCAGTTCGAAAAACAAACGGACTGGAAATCTGGTTTGTAAATCCACGCGATATTTACATCAAAGATAAATATGGCTGGCAGAAATTTACGAGGTGGGACGTTCGACAGAGAAATTTCTGGACTTGCCACTGGCGACCGTTTATGCGCGCACTTCGAGATTACCGCTATTTAGACATGAGTACGATACGTCGTCTTGCCACCCTACACGACATTAGTATTACAATCGGAAACTTACCTGATTGGGTAAGAAAATCCACAGCTAGAATAATTCCAGAGAAAGGTAGAGCGAGGAATAATGAAAGATTTTATGATAAATCAAGATACTAAAGTTACTCTCTATCTTAAAGAATGTTATGGCTGTGATAGAGCCGGCAAATACACTCCTCTTCATCAGTTTATTATCAACCATCAAATTAAATTGACCAACTTCATTGTTAAAAGGATTGAATTGAACCCTACATGGCAACAAGAAGCAAATTCTTTTGATATTGAGCTACCCTTAGTGGTTTTTGAGAACGAAAACGGTGAAAGAGAAGCTATTACTTATTCAGAATTTTTAGATAGGCAAAATGAAAGAAGTGCCAAACCGAAAAGCTAAGCTAATGGGATCCGTGTCAGTGAGTCGAGCCACTGATGGCACTCCTCCGAGAAGAGAAATAACAATGAAATTATCAACAATCAATCAAATAGTAGAAGCAATTTTATCCCAGACTAAATCAGATATAAAGCTTGTCCACGAGGACGTCCGAGAGGCAACGTTTAAGCGAATGGCAAACGAAGCCATGATCATCCTAAAAACCGCCATGATTTGTGAAGCTCGTGGAATTGATGAAGCAATGAAATATTATAACGGCACTCATTCGGTGGATGAATATAAAGAATTCAGAACTGGTGTAGTAGACTACGATATTAGCCTCTGTAAGAACTGCTGGTGTATGACCCACACAATAAATGATAAGTGCGGCAAGTGTGGTGCTAGAAAGGAAAATTTATGAAAAAGATGCGCACATACGTAAAACCGGCTACTCCGATCAACTACATAATCCGCTATACCGCCCACGATGATACTAAACATAAAATCATGAACTCTAATTTATCAGAAATTAAAAAGACAGAGCGATTTTTGAGAGAGAAAGGAGTGAAAGATATTGATATCGCAGTAACATTACCACAAAAACCAAAGGGATCAGAAATGTTCCCGATTAATCACTAAGGAGAGTTATATGGATGTCGATAAAACTAAATACATAGTTATAAACGAGTCAGTAATAGGTTCAATTATTAAAGATATAGTTACATTTTCAATGTTTGCCGGATTACTCCTATTTAATCACTGGCTTTTAGGCGGATCTACGGTCGTAGATGTTATGTTCATTATCTTAATTCTAGGATTTCTCGCCGGGAAACATAGCAAAACTCGTTTTGAGGGGACAAAAGAAGAAGTAATTAAGTATTTAAGTGAGGAAAAATAAAATGGCTAAAATGTTAAAAATTACGCAGTCATTAAACCATATTCATGGATATTCAAGACATGGCTATAGAGAGTTAAATATAGAAAAAGAAAAATGGGATAGGATGTCATCAGATGAGCAGAATGAGTTTTTTGACTCATGTGCAAATGTAGTAATGAACGAAGTTCAAATTACAAGTTTCGATCCAGAGGATGATTACCCTACTATAGAAGAGGAATTATAGTGATGCGTGAATTAAAGTTCAGAGCGTGGTATAAAACAGAAAAGAAAATGATTTATAACATCCAAAATGAGTTCGAAGAAAGAGTCGAACTCGGCATGGACTGTTTTTCTGATTATTTAAATAATGATAACTTTATTGTCAATCAATTCACAGGTCGTACCGACAAAGAGGGTAAAGAAATCTATGAAGATGATATCTTACTCATTATTGGTCAGGGCTATTTTAGAGTAACATGGGATAGAGATAACTGTAAGTTTTATTTACTTCCGTTAGAAGACTACCTAGACAAAATGCCTCTTGATAGGAGTTGGGAGATAGATTATGAAGTTGAAGGTAATATTCACGAGAATAAAGACCTACTTGAATATATCGAGAAAGATCAGAAAACGAAATGAAAAAAAGTAAGAGTAAAAAGGTAGCAAGACCTAAATCTGTCGTAAAGCCCACTACTAAGAGCGGACATAAGCTAACGCCACAGCAAGAGTTATTCTGTCAGCTTTATGCAGGCGATAGAGAGTTTTTTGGTAATGGTGTTCAAAGTTACATTGAAGCTTACGGTGTCGATACAAGTAAGCCTGGGTGGTATACAACTGCTCGGGCTGGTGCACATGAGAACCTCACAAAACCTCACATTTTGGAACGAATCGATGAAATCTTCGAAGCCCATGGTCTTAATGACCAATTTGTAGATAAACAACTCGAAAAGCTTATTGTGCAGGATGCTGACTTTAATGCAAAAATGAAAGCAATCGCAGAGTACAATAAGTTAAAAGCTCGCATCACGGAGAAGCGTGATATTACATCTGGT